GTGATAGAAGAAATGGCTGCATTTCCTAATTCTGACCATGATGACTTGGTGGATTCTACCACGCAGGCGTTAATAAGGTTTAGGAAAGGTGGGTTTTTAAGGTTACAATCTGATTACATGGATGAAGCAAGGCCAAAAAGAAAGGCAGCGTATTATTAATGGAAAAATTTGATGATTTATGGCACTTTGCCAATTGGTGGATAACTACAAAAACATTGAATCCGCCAGTTGATAATATAACACAAGATGAACACTATACTGGAACAGTACTATATAGAGATGGTCCATATCAAGTAGAGTTATTTACGATTAAACCAAATGCTAAAGGAGTATCTCATATTCATCCGAACGTAGATAGTTATGAGTATCATGTTAATGGAGAATATAGCTTTGAAATCAATGGTGTATTAGTGAATGTTAAAGAAAATGATCCGCCAAGATTATCGAGAATATATCCAAACTATTGGCACAATGGCAATGTTTCAGAAAAAGGTGGTTCATTTTTGTCTATACAAAAGTGGTTAAACGGAGTTAGTCCAACATCAGTAACTTTGGACTGGCATGATGCAAATGGAAACAAACTAGTAAATTGGAACTAATATGGCAATAGATAAAGCAATATATTCAGCACCACAAGGCATAGAAGAATTAGCACAACAAGTGGAACCCATTGAAATTGAAATAGAAAATCCAGAATCCGTCACGATTGGGGTGGATGGATTGGAGATTACATTAGAACCCGAACAGGAAACAGCAGAAGATTTTGATGCCAATCTAGCGGAATACTTAGATGAGGGTACATTAGTTCAGATTGCTGGAGATTTAATTGGTGAAGTAGATGAAGATATTGGATCCCGTAAAGAGTGGATACAAACTTACGTAGATGGTTTGGAGTTATTGGGATTAAAGATCGAAGAGCGTGCTGAACCATGGGAAGGTGCATGTGGAATATATCATCCATTGTTAGCGGAAGCATTGGTAAAGTTCCAATCAGAAACCATGATGTCAATATTTCCAGCACAAGGTCCTGTAAAGACGCATATTTTAGGTAAGGAAACGCCTGAGTTAAAGGCATCTGCCGAGCGTGTTCAAGATGATATGAATTATGAATTAACGGAAGTCATGACGGAATATCGCCCAGAAACAGAAAGAATGTTGTGGGGATTAGGACTTGCTGGAAATGCTTTTAAGAAAGTGTATGAAGATGAAACATTGGGCAGACAGGTATCTATGTTTGTTCCAGCGGAAGATTTAATTGTTCCATATGGTGCTTCTGACTTAGAAACTGCTGAGCGTGTAACGCACGTAATGCGTAAGACAGAGCATGAGATGAGAAGTTTACAGATTTCTGGATTTTATAGAGATGTAGATTTAGGATCTCCTCAGTCATCTTTGGATGAAGTAGAGAAGAAAATTGCTGAGAAGTTGGGCTTTAGAGCTACTTCAGATGACCGATTTAAGGTATATGAAGTACAAACAAACTTAGATTTGTCGGGCTATGAGCATACGGATAAGAATGGTGAGACTACTGGAATGGGTTTACCTTATGTTGTTACGATAGAAAAGGGTACAAGCACAGTACTATCAATACGCAGAAATTGGAAAGAAGGGGATAGGCTGCATGCAAAACAAAAACATTTTGTTCATTACGGGTATATTCCGGGATTTGGTTTCTATTGTTTTGGTCTTATTCACCTTATTGGTGCTTACGCTAAGTCTGGTACCTCTATTATTAGACAGTTGGTCGATGCAGGTTCTTTGGCAAATCTTCCTAGCGGGTTTAAAACGCGTGGTTTAAGAGTTAAGGGCGATGATACACCGATTGCGCCGGGCGAATTTAGAGATGTGGATGTTCCATCTGGAACAATGAAAGATAATATTATGCCATTGCCATACAAGGAGCCAAGTCAAACTTTGCTTACCTTGTTAAATGGAATTGTTGAGGAAGGAAGACGTTTTGCAAACACAGCAGACTTACAAGTATCAGACATGTCGGCAGCCGCGCCTGTCGGAACTACTTTGGCTATCTTGGAACGTACACTTAAGGTTATGTCAGCCGTACAGGCAAGAATACACTTTTCGTTAAAACAAGAGTTAAAGTTATTAAAAAATATTATTGCGGATAATGCGCCTGAAGATTATGACTATCAGCCAGATACGGGTAGTCGTAAGGCAAGGAAGTCGGATTATAAGAATATTGATGTTATTCCTGTATCTGATCCGAATGCATCTACGATGGCGCAGAAGATTGTACAGTATCAAGCAGTTTTACAGTTAGCTCAAAGCGCCCCACAGTATTACAATATGCCACTTTTACATCGTCAGATGATAGATGTATTGGGTGTTAAGAATGCGGCAAAGTTAATTCCACTACCGGAAGATATGAAGCCGATGGATCCTGTAACGGAAAATCAAAACATATTGATGGGTAAACCTGTAAAGGCATTTGCATATCAAGACCACCAAGCACACGTTACAGTTCACACAAGTGCAATGCAAGATCCAAAGTTTGCTCAGATAGCTGGACAAAATCCACAGGCGCAGGCAATTCAAGCAGCTGCTATGGCACATATTAATGAGCATTTAGGATTTATGTATCGAGTAGAGATTGAGAAACAATTAGGATTTAATTTGCCACCACAGAATGACTTAAGTGGTGAGCCAATTCCTATTGATCCACAGGTTGAGGCAAAACTTGCGCCGCTATTGGCACAAGCATCACAAAGATTGTTACAACAAAATCAATCAGAAATGCAGCAAAAACAAGCGCAACAACAGGCTCAAGATCCGATTATTCAGATGCAACAGCAAGAATTACAGATAAAAGCCCAAGAATTGCAGTTAAAACAACAGCAACAACAGATTGATATGCAGTTAAGACAACAGCAAATGGCGTTGGAACAACAGCGTATTCAAACACAAAATGCTGCAAAACTTCAAAAAGATCAGCAAGATGCCGCATTAGAGAAGCAAAAAATGGGCATTAATTCTATGACTGAGATTATGAAGATAAAGAATGATCAGCAAATGCATAAGATGGATTTAGGAATTGATTTGGTTAAGAAAGTTTCTGAGCAACACCATCAAAAAACGCAGACCAATAAGCAATTATATGCAGATGGTCTTAAGAATCAGTTAGATGCAAAAATCAAAAAAGGTGGAAATGAATGAACCCATTTGAAGTATTAAAGAAGGAAATCAACGACAAAGTAGTGCAACTAAAAGACTGGATAGCTGCTGGACAAGCAAAAGACTATGCAGAGTATTTAAAAGTGTGTGGTGAGATAAAAGGTCTGCTGACTACACGCCAAAATATATTAGACCTTGAACAAAGATTGGAGCATTCCGACGATGAATGATTTATCAAAAGCAGTAGATTTATCTCTAATTCTTAACAAAAAAGAAGAAGAGAAGGCGACACAGTTGCCAAAACCATCAGGATACAAAATCCTATGTGCAATACCAGAAGCAGAAAAAAAGTTTGATGGCTCAGAACTTGAGAAACCAGACGAGGTTTTAAGAACCGAAGAAGTATTAACTACGGTGTTATTTGTAGTTGATCTAGGACCAGACTGTTATATGGATAGGGAAAGATATCCAACAGGACCTTGGTGCAAAAAAGGAGACTTTATTCTTGTACGACCAAATGCTGGAACACGGCTTGTCATACATGGTAGAGAATTTCGTTTAATTAATGAAGATTCCGTTGAGGCTGTAGTAGATGATCCTCGCGGAATTCGTAGAAAATAAGGAGCCGGACATGGCAGAAACACAAGAATTTAAATTTCCAGATGAAATTGAAAATAACGAAGTAGTAGAGCCTGAAATTGATATTGAGATTGAAGATGATACTCCTGAAGAAGATAGGGGTAGAATTCCGACACCCACAGAAAAAGTAAAATCGTTAGAGGTCGAGGTTGATGAGCTAGATAAGTATAGTAAAGAAGCCAAAGACAAGATGATTCAAATGAAACGCATCTGGAATGATGAGCGTAGAAGAGCTGAAGCGGCTGAGCGTGAACGTCAAGCAGCTGTAGATGCAGCACAAAAG